CCAACAATCTTATGAGTAATATTATTTTTAATTAAGAATACAACTCTATCTTGTTTAACATCATATTTAAAATCTGCTCTACCCCATGACCAAGACTCCCAACAATTATTGTTAGATAGCCAATGCATAGCTTTTTCATTTGAATATATAGATTGAAAACTATCTGGCATTACAAAATCTTTATCTTCAATGTGAAGATCTTTGTTACCATAAAAAACTTTTTGTACATAGTGAATATCCTTTTCACCTTGCTGTCTTCCCTTGGCACTGCAAGACGCATGAAAACAGTACCAAGAGATTTTGTTGTCGCTAGTGTCTATAGATAAAGTGTTTCTTCCATTACAGAAAGGGCAATCTATTCTTGCCTGTGTGTCTTTGTCTATAGATAAACCTTTAATAACTTCTAACTGTTGCTTATAATTCAATAGGTAACTCCTCATATGTTAAGAAGTATCTATCAGTAGTATAAAATTCATTCTTCTCTAGCTTCATAAGATTATGATTTAAATACTCAGCTGTTCTATTTTCTATATCAGTTATCGTTGGTTCTGCGTTGAATGGTATTATTGCTGTTGCTTCTATTCCTAGACCTGCTATTCTTATTTTGTATTTTTTCATGACTAACTTCCTTATCAGAAACAGATAAATTTGTCAAATCTTTTTTAAACTTATCTAACTTTTTTTTCATTTCTTTGTAATATTTTGGATGTTTAAACTCAAACATTTTTTTTCCTCGTGCTTACTCGTTTATATTCACCATACCATGATGTATCTCTGCCATTTGCTTTACACCATTCATAGTGATTATCTAATATTTCTTTTATACGTTCTCCATATATTGTTTTCATAGTTTACCTTTTCTTTCTTTTCTAGATTTGTATGGTAAATCAAAATACTTATTTGTATCATTACCTTTTTTACTTTTCCACATAACAAGAACATTCTTTTCTGGCTCTCCATTGTATTTTTTAAGGGCTTTCTTTAAACTTCTAGCTTCAACTTGTTGCCCTTCTCTGTTGTCACTTAGAAATGTATATACTTTCATATTACTCCTTATTGTTATTTATTAAACTCTTTTACTACATCTTCATCCCATAAGTCAACCATAAATGACTTATCTTTTAAATAAAAACGAAACTGACAACCCATGCCATTGACGTATGTCTCGTGTTCAAATACTTTACCATCTAATTCTTTTTCAAGGATAGAAGATATTTTATGTGCTAACTTACTTGGGTTCATTATTATCTTTTGTTTTATCGCCATAGACAATTTTTATTTTTCCATCTTTTAATACATATTTATTATCTGGATTTAATGCTTCATTATTATTATCTTCTTTGTGAAACCAACATTTTAACTCTGCACCATCTGCTTCTAGTTTATCTAATAAATTTAGACCTTCGACAATACCCTGTGCTGTATAAATGTTATCACAGAAACAAACTACATTTTGTTTTCCATTCTGTAAATCATACATCACTGCATTTTTATTTGCATAGTAATTACCTTTGTAACTATCTTTAGTTAGCATATCTTTTGTTATATATTTATCATCTAATATCATTAGTGCTCCTTATAGCTTACTTGTTTAATTGATCGACTCCAACAGGCACGACAATCTCCACACTCACCATTTTGTTTTGGTGCAGGACATTCTCTACCCTTGTGTCTTTTATCTTTGTGTACACCAGA